TCTGGTTTTAATATGGGTCGTTCTTCAGAGATAACAAGAGATGAAATAAAGTTCACGAAGTTTATTCAACGTTTAAGAAAACGTTTCTGTGCATTATTTCAAGACTTAGTAATGACTCAGTGTGTCCTAAAAGGTATTATGACCCCTGACGAATGGGATGTACATAAAGAAAATGTCATTTATGATTTTCATGATGACAACCATTTCTTTGAACTGAAAGATGCGGAAATTATGAAAGACCGTATTGAACAGTTACAGGGTATCACTGAATATTTAGGCACATACTTTTCCGTTGAATGGGTAAGAAAGAATGTGTTGAAACAGACTCAACAAGATATTGATGAAATCGATAAACAGATAGCGGCTGAAAAAGAAGCTGAGATTATTGATCCGGAAGCTGGTACGAATATGGGTGGACCTGATGGTGGTTTTGGTGCAATGCCTGATGCGGATTTCCAGCAAGAACCACAAGGTGGGCAACAGATGCCACCTGATGCTGACGACCCGAGACCAGGTACTCCGCGTACTCCGCAAAATCAAAACATATAAATATACAAAACATGGGGAAATTGTTATGGGTAAAAGGGAAGATAATAAAATAGAGAAGTCACAGGCGTCAGTTCGTGATATGGTAGACGCTGTTACTGCTGGTGATTTATCGGCTGCTGGTGATGCATTTGAAACACTTGTTGCAGCAAAGAGAGAACATGAATGGGTAAATGCCAAACATGATTTAGCTCGAACTGCATTTGAATATGAAACAATTGTTGCCCCCGAAGTAGATCCCACGCCTGTAGACACAGGCATCACAGGAAATCCTGCTGAGGTCGAGGAAAAATAGCAATGAAACTTATATCTGAACATCTGGATAACATAGAGTTTATTACCGAAGATGATGCTGAGGGTAAGAAAAACTATCGCATCAAAGGTGTATTCATGGAGGCTGATATAAAGAATCGGAACAATCGTATGTATCCGATGAATGTATTAGAGAAGGAAGTTAAGCGATACAATAAAGAATATATCCAACAGAAACGTGCGTTTGGTGAACTGGGACATCCAGATGGTCCTACAGTGAACTTGGAACGCGTATCGCATATGATTACGAAGTTGTATCCAGATGGTAAACAGTTTGTTGGTGAAGCCAAAGTTATGGATACTCCGTATGGAAAGATAGTAAAGAATCTTATTGATGAAGGTGCCAAGTTAGGGGTTTCGTCTAGAGGTATGGGTTCATTAGAACCAAGAAGAGATATGCATGTTGTTAAAGATGACTTTTATCTAGCAACTGCTGCTGATATTGTCGCTGATCCGTCTGCACCTAATGCTTTCGTAGAAGGTATTATGGAAAATAAGGAATGGGTTTGGGATAATGGTATCGTTAAAGAGGTTGATATCGCCAAATATCGCGCAGAGTTGCGGAAAGAAACTAAGAGATTAGAAGAAAAAAAGTTAAAAGTCTTTAATAAGTTCATGTCTAACTTTTGAAAATAATAAATAACTAATATTAACAAAACAAACAGGGAGTTAATCCAAATGACAGACATCAATACGGAGCTAGAAACTTTCGCAAATCAAGAATTTGTGGAAGATGAACAGCTCGACGAGATAGCTGCAGACGCCCCCACTAAAGGTGCTGTACCTGGCGACCAGAAGTCTGAAAAGTTGCCTGGTGAAGTGCAAGATATGGGTCCTGCTGTTGTTTCTCCTGATGCCACTACGGATCCCGGCGACGCTGCGACAAAGAAAGCGAAGAAGGCCACACCACCCGGCGGTCCCGGTGGTAAAGGTCTAGCTTCAAACGCTAAGGCGACAGCGGTTGGTGATGGTTCTGGTCCCATGAAGGCTGGTGCTCGTGAAGAGTACGAACTTGATGGTGAAGAACTAGCCGAGACTGAAGAAGTGGAAGAGGAGACAATCGAAGAACGTATTTCTTCAATGGATTTCTCTGATGACGCACAGGCACTTTCGGAAGGAGAGGATGATCTTTCGGACGAGTTTAAAAAGAAGGCGGCTACTATTCTAGAAGCTGCTATCAAGTCCAAACTACGAGAGGAAATGGAACGTCTGGAGGAGAAGTACCAAGAGTTATATGTAAGAGAGCTTGATGAGGCACAGAACGAAATGGCAGAGCAGGTTGATTCCTATCTTAGCTATGTCGTTCAGGAGTGGATGAATAAGAACGAGATGGCCGTTGAACATAAGATGAAAACGGAAATCGCGGACAGTTTTATCGCAGGTCTAAGAGCGCTATTTGAGGAGCACAATATTGCAATGCCCGATGAACAGTACGACATGCTTGATGCCGCCGCCGAGAAGGTGGATGAGCTTGAAGGTAAGTTGAACGAGTCCATCGAACACAATGTTGAACTCACGAAAGAAAATGGAGAACTCACGAAAAATGAGATTCTTCTAGATGTTGCTTCTGATCTTGCAGATACAGAAGTAGAGAAATTTGCTGAACTAACAGAGAGTATTGATTATGAAAGTGAAGATGACTATCGCGAGAGAGTCAACACAATCAAAGAGAACTACTTTCCGAAAGCTTCTGTAAAATCTGATGACAACACCACAACAGCCGGAACAGACACGGAAGATTTAGATGTATCCGACAATATGGCTGCTTATTTGACTGCAATTACCCGAGGCCAGAAACATGGTATAGGTACCGGGCAAGAGCGGACAACTTAACAATAGGGAGAATGTAATAATGTTTCAAACGGAACACCTACAGGAAAAGTGGCAGCCAGTCTTACAACACCCTGATCTCCCAGAGATCAAGGATCCGTATCGTCGGGCCGTTACAACTGTAATTTTAGAAAATCAGGAAAAAGCTATGCGGGATGATTCTGAATTCCTTTCAGAAGCTACACCTGCAAACGCAACTGGTTCGAGTATTGCGAATTGGGATCCGATCCTAATCTCGCTGGTTCGTCGTGCCATGCCTTCACTAATTGCTTATGATGTTTGCGGCGTACAGCCAATGACTGGTCCTACTGGACTTATCTTTGCGATGAAGGCTCGTTACACCTCACAGGCGGGTGATGAAGCTCTGTTTAACGAAGCGAACACTGGGTTCGCGGGTACAGGTACTCAATTGGGTACTGACGTACTGAAGGCTCTAAGTGCAGCCACCTATACAACTGGTGTTGGTATGGCTACAAGTGCTGCTGAAGCTCTTGGTAACTCTACCGCAGGCACACAGTTTGCACAGATGGCATTCAGCATAGAGAAAGCAACCGTGACTGCGAAGTCCCGTGCGCTGAAAGCTGAATACACGATGGAACTTGCTCAGGACTTGAAAGCGATTCACGGTCTGGATGCCGAGACAGAACTAGCTAATATTCTGTCATCTGAAATCCTTGCTGAAATCAACCGAGAAGTGATTAGGACAATCTATTCAAATAGCGTGATAGGTGCTGCTATGAACACCACAACCGCTGGTATTTTTGATTTGGATACAGACTCCAACGGTCGCTGGTCAGTTGAACGCTGGAAAGGCTTGATGTTTGCTATCGAACGTGATGCCAACGTTATTGCTCGTGACACACGGCGTGGAAAGGGTAACATTATCCTAACCTCTGCTGATGTTGCGTCTGCTCTGACGATGGCTGGTCTACTCGACTATCAGTCCGCTCTATCCGACAACCTTAATGTTGACTCCACAGGCAATACATTCGCTGGTACATTGAATGGTCGCTTTAAAGTCTATGTTGATCCGTATGCGAATATGGCAGCTCCATATCCGACAGCCGGTACAGCAGCGGGTGCTACAGCTGGTCAGTACTATGTTGTTGGTTACAAAGGTTCTTCACCTTATGACGCTGGCTTGTTCTATTGCCCGTACGTTCCGTTGCAGATGGTTCGTGCCGTTGGTGAGAGTTCCTTCCAGCCGAAGATTGGCTTTAAGACTCGTTATGGTATGCAGGTCAACCCGTTCGCTCAGGTATCTGCTCAGACAGATGGCGCTGGCGCTCGGAACTCGAACGTGTACTACCGCAGAGTTCAGGTCAACAACCTGATGTAAGAAGTAATCTACAAAAAGCATCCGCCATAATACAATTATAAAGGATGTACTTTGGAACGCCCCTCCACCGCAGGGGCGTTTTTTTATGGGCTCGTTTTGTATAAATAGTAGTATTAAAGAGAAGTGATTACATAACAGGGGTTACACTTCCGCCTCGTACGGAGAAACAAAATGGCAATTGCATTAGAAACAATACAAGATACTAGCTACAAAACTATCATAAAAGCTATACTGACGAGTACCCATGCGGCAGAACAAATATTAGATATTTCAGGAACGAAGGGTTGGGTGTCAGCCGTTTTAAGTAAAACAAACCTGGCTGCAGTAAGTTGGTCAGTTAGTACACCTATTGAATTGATTTGGACTGGTACTACTACCGCACCAGTTGCTCTACACTTAAATGGTAATGGTATCTATGGGGGCTCAAATGGTATGCCCGGCATCGCTAATCTTGCGACAGGTGGAACTGATCTTGGTGATTTAGTTGTTACTAGTGCTGCAGCCAGTGTTGGTTTTGTAGTAGTAGTATGTCATAAAGTTCCTACCGCAGCTGGTACTGGGTGGACTGGGGAGTAAATGGCGACTGTATATGGTGGTTCGGATAGCGAAATTACTACTGGTGAAGTAGGCGCTACTCATAGACAACCTACTGTATTTGACTATTCACAGTCGAATCAGTTTAAAGTTTTTCTTCCAATATTTCCAACAACGGAGTGGTTTGTCGTTCGAGCCAACATACCAAGTGTACAGTTAGGTGTGGCCGACAGATACACTCCGTTTGTTCAACTAGCTCTGGTAGGTGACCATATTACTTATGGTGATTTCAGTATGACTTTTATTGTTGATGAGAACTTGAAGAACTATATGGAAATGTACAACTGGGTAAAGAACATTGGGTTCCCTTTTGAGCACAAACAATTTAATGTATTGGAA